TTCATTGGGGTCAAGATCAAGAGCGTTGCAAGCATTGATCCAATACCAAATCACATCACCCAGTTCCTTCTTCAGATGGATGCGAGTTTCTTCGGTGTATGGCTTACCTTGGAACAAAACCTTCTTGACGATTTCCTGTGCTTCACCAGCTTCACTGGTCATGCCAATCATAGCAGTAAGGAGCAGAGATGCGTTGAGTGTTGTGCTGCCAAAGTGCACTTCCTTCAGTCGGTCAATGAATGCTTCGACTTCACGGCTTTCTTTGCTCGTGACTGCCATAACGAATTCAGCATACTTGGATAGATCGATCATGATATTGTCATACTCCCTGTTGTGATAGTCTAAATCTGGAACGGTGATAATCATCGACGACCACCATTGTAAACAATGGCGTAACACTCATACTCTTTCTTACCATCATCCAAGCATTGCTTGTAATGAAAAGCTGTGCGTCCTGATTCTTGTGTAATCATAAACCCAAGGAGAAAGAATATCACACCAAACATTGCAAACATGATCTTACCGAAGTGAAGATCAATCCATGATTCGCGGTAATAAGTCATTAGATACTCCAGATTAAAAGGATCATAATTACAGGAAATGCGATAGCATGAAGAGCCAGCAGTGAACGACCAGCCCACATAAGCCATTTGTTAGATGCAATCTCACTTCTAAAAGTGATACCAAAGACAGCGGTGCAAGCGCCAGTCACGACTAAGGTTAGGATGAGTTGTAGGCATTGAATTGGTGTCATCATTTTCCACCTGCTAGTATTAGAATAATAAACAAGACAAGACCAATCAAAAAGAAAGGAGACGAAAACATTTTCATTTGAGCTTTAGTCATCTTCTTCGGTTTGCTTGATTTGGTCTTCTTTGAACGTTTTGGTTTTGGATTTAGAGTTTGTGTTTTGCGCTCATAGTATCCACCGCCAGTATATGTAGTAGTCGTTTTTTTCTGACGACCAGTAGCACTATTATTGGAATATGTTGTTCTAGTTCCGGCACCCTTCGTTGAAGTGGTAGTTGTAACTCCTTCAGTTTTGGAGTTGTCTGTTCGTGTTTTGCGAACTTTACCACTTGTTGTTGTGCGCCGTCTAGTTGCCATACTAGAATTCCGAGATAGCTTCCGTCAGCTGACGCAGACGATGTTCGATGAAATAGTTGAAGATTTTATTTCGAGGGTTATACTTGTATGTAGCATACGCTTCGACGATCTGTTTCTGAAGTTCTTCAGGAATACAATCAAGGTCAACCATCATCTTGTTACGATGATAGTTACGCAGCATCTCACCTTGACAATATGCTTCAGGCTCCAGCAACGTCCACTCTTCTAGCTTCTTCTTGGGTAGAGGCTTCTGTCGACTACCAGAAACAAACGTATCGTCAGCTGACAAGAAGTTAGGAACACCATCGCCGCTATCGCCTTGCAGAATATGATACTGCTTGAACCGTTCTGGGTTTACATCAGGCGTGATAAACTTCTTGCCGATGGGAGAGAACTGAGCAACATTGTCATACTTCTGCAACTGCGCAAAGTCTTTGTCGCCAGATACAATTAGGATCTTCTCGGTTACAATACCGTGCTGACCGTAAGCATGACAGAGAGCGCCGATGATGTCGTCAGCTTCTGCACGGTCAAAGCGCAGAACTGGATATGGCATATTCTCTTCTAGCTCGTCGCGGATCTTATGGAGAGCATTGAAAATCAATGACCAATCGTGCGCAGACTTCTCACGCGCCTTCTTGCGACCAGCCTTGTAGTGAGGATAAATTTCTCGACGCCAATACGACGGACCGTCGGCACAGATAACGATCTCACCATACTCAGCGCCAAACTTCTTCTTATACAAACGAATGCTCGACAAAACCATATGGCGAACCATATCCTCATCGAGCTTGCTTTCATTGTTAGCCAATTGCATCATGATGTTTGAGATCATGACTTGGCTGAAATCCACGAGAATCATAATTTACTCCATTGCATGATAGTATCATATACCATCAATGCGAGATTGTCAAGCCGGATCGAACTCGTCGTCGTCATTGTCTGGCGTCAACTCACCTAAGGTTTTGACTGTATGCTCAACGACTTCTTGGAATGGATGATGCAAATCCATCGTGTTGAGCAGCGCAGAACGCAAGGCTTCAACTGTAAAGCCAAAATGTTTGTCGAACTCGTTGTTGAAGACATCGAAGCCTTGCTGGGCTAGCTTGTTAGCAATATGTGTGGCATAAGCTTCTGTAACTTCATCGATGTATGCACGTTGCGTAGCCTCGCGAGCTGCTTCATCAATTGCTGGCGGAACAATGCGAGTGTTCTTCTTAGGGAACCTTACAACGTTGTTATTTGATTGCCCTGAGGATGACGGTGAACTCATTGATACGTCCATTGGTTGATGCTTCTTTTGTCTTGAGGTTTTCAAATGCGCGTTCTGCAGCTTTAGCTGTTGAACCAGTGATTAGCGGAAGAGTGTCTGCTGGCTTGCGCAGCTTCTTTTGCTGAGAACCTTCTTCATTGAAACCTTGAAGCGTAGTTCCCTTGACGGACAGACCTTGATCCGATACGTAGTGAGCCAAGACGTTATATTTAGTGTTGAAGACCCACAGCTCACGTGCACCGATGATCTTGGTCGGATCAATCGAAACGATCTTTAGCTCTGTATGTTCTTTCTGGAACTTCAGCTTACCGACAAGCTTGTCGGCAGTCTTTGGCTTAGTCTTGCGTGGTTTGCGCACAACTGACTTGCGGCTGTTCGACAGATAGGATTCACAGTCTGCAATGATGCCAGAGAACAGATCGACTCGTTCCTTGAGCTGCTTCTTGGTCAGATACGCATACGCTTCCTTGAGCTGCGGATCTGCATTGCGCTCTGATGCTTCAGCCAGTTCAGCAAACCAGCCAGCATAGTATTCCATAACTCCGCGAACATCAGTCGGCTTGGCGCTTTTGTTTTTGAGCCATTCATAGAAACCAGAAAGTGATTCTGATTCCTCATCGATCATCTGTTCGATATCGTTGATGAGATCGTTGACAGGGAGTTTCTGTGGCACGACTGCCTTTACTGCTGCTTGTTTTTTATCTTCAGAAATCAAGTTTGCGCCTTTGCGGCACAAATCCATGATGCGAGCCTCGACCTTCTTTCGACGTTCGCTGTCTTCCCAACCCATAACATACATGCGAGCCAGAGCGGCTGTCGTGCTATTGATCTGGGAGTCAGGCAAACGATTGAACATCACAACCGTAACCCTTGGCATATTTACCGTTTCCATAAACTCCAAGATGAACTTGCGCGCATCTTTGGCGTCGAAGAAATAGTTATACCAATTCAACGCAGCCATCTCGCGGACAAGCAGTTCACTCTCGTTGAGAAACTGCAAATCCTCCCAAGTGGGTTCGCCACCAAGATGTCTGGCGTCTGCACCACGAGGAAGGATTGTTTTGCGCTTCTTTACCTTGACGGACAACAGACTTTTAGCCATAAGTCACTCCTTTGATTATGTCTATTATAGTCTGTTGGCTAGCAAATGTCAAGCCGGTTTATTTGCTAGGGATTGAAGGAAATCTTGCCATTGATTGGCTCGTGTATCCCAATTATAGAACGAGTCGAAGTAAGCTTTTTGGAACTTGAGCCTTTCTTGATTGAATGGCGACTTATAATCGCGAATAACCATACCCAAGATACCTGCAAACATATTGGCATGCTTGTTATTGTTTTCCGTCCAGCCATACTGAACTGCAAAGTTGGCGCACGTCTCAGGCAACGCAGCCAGCGTTGGGCAAATAACATTACAGCCAGCACTCATAGCCTCGATGACTGAGATACCAGAAGTTTCAGGCCATATGCTGGGATATGCGTAGATGTGTGCTTTCTTCAGAGCTTCACGAATCACGCTGTTAGGTTGCCAACCATGATACGTCATGTTCGGATGGTTCTTGATACGCTCGAACAAAGGAAGATATGGCTCATCGCGAGCAGGCCATCCATAGATTCCGAACGACGAGTAAACATCGAGATGGAAATCAAGACCTTGCTTTGCGAGGAACTCTACCACAGGAACCAAAAGCTCCAGACCACGATGTGGAGTTGTATGATAGATCAGATTGATCTTACCTTCAGGCTTTTCATGAGTTTCAAAAGGAACGATTGCGTTCTGAAGAACGATACCCTTATCGTAAGGAACGCCGAGACCTAAATTGTAGGTAGACTGTTGATAATGAGAAACAAACACAAGCTTCTCAAATCGATCTAGGCTTTTAGCATCCTTTAGATGTTGTGACTCTGGATCGTCAAATGTATCATGCAACCAAAGAATGTTCTTCTTTGTCGTGCTGATATTCTCTTCGCGCACGCGCGAGCAGATGATATTGAATTGATCTAGTAGATCAGCAGGTAAGCGCTGCTTTAAGCCAGCAACCATCTGCTCTGTACCACCTTGCGAACCAAGATGTTCGTATGTACCATTTTGTGCAGGACCAAGTTCTTCCATAGGAAGAGACGATTCTTTCAGCCCAGAGATATTCAGTTTAGTCATTCGGTTCACCTACCCATACAAGTTGTTTAATGATAAAGGATCTCCATCCATTACTATCTATATCCCAAACAGCAAGCACATCTGGATTTTCTTTCTTTGTGCTTTCGGTTGTTGCTGCTGGAATATACTTTTCGTTGAGAGTGCAACGCATCTCACGAAGAGACCCATCCTTCTTTACAAACTGAATATCCAAGATACCTTGGCGCAGTTGTTCTGTAACAGATTCCTTAGTCCACATTAGATTTTCCTTCCAAGATACTTTGCTTCGGTACCATCGGTAATGTATTGTGTCGCACCCTTGTTATAAGCAGGAGCCACACGCATAGCTTTCTCTTCGATAGCCTTGATTGTCTCTGGCTTCTCTTCGTGATCGCGTTTCCACTTGTGATCGTTGCGGATATCTTTCTTGGCTGCAGTACCGCCGGGAATGGTATTAGACAGCGGAGCAGCATTGGACTCAACTGAAAGAGAATATGAGAACTTCTTGGTGGATTTAGTTGGCTTACGATAACCAACCTTAGAGAGAAGTTCTTGTGTAAGGCGTTGTGATTCAATCATAGCCTGTGTTGGCTTACGAGACTTACGCTTACGCATGTTGGTTGTGGTATAGTAGATTGGTAGAATAGCCATATCTGACCCCTATTGACAATATAGATTATAACGCCAATAGGGGTAATTGTCAAGTGTATTCGACCCAGCCAGTGACAATATATTTCGTATTGCTAATTGGCGGATTGCCCCGATGCGTATGAGTGAAGCCAGCAGGCCACAGAATGAATCTGCCAGTCTTGGCTTTGACTCTCTTTGGATAGTAGAGGAACTCAGTTTCTCCGCCTTCATCTACATCGTTGAGATACAGAATAAACGTAGCCACACGGCGCATATTCTGTGGGCTATCATCTTCATTATGCCAAACGTGATATCCACCACCAATTTCAGTTTTCTGAATCTTAGCCAAACGAATAGTCATATTTGCCACTTGATTCAATACACCATACTGTTCTGCGTATGATGGATACACCGTATTCCAGAAACGTTCTGTCAGCATACGGAAAGGCGCAATATCTGAGATATCGAGTTCCATTCCAGACAAGAAATCAGAAAAGTAAAACTGATCATCTTTCTTTACAGTGGAGTTTGTTCCTTCTTTCTGCCGACTGATAGTGAATCCAGCTCGTTCCATGCGATTGAATGAATCGATAAACTGTTGACACTCCTGTGTAGAGAACAGATTATCGTATTGAAGAATAAAATTCTCAGTGGTGATCATGCGACCAAAATCTCCTTCAATCTATCTGCTGCGTATGAAGCAGCGAATGCGTCTGGTTTTACTCTAGGCGTTATGTTACATACGCCTCTAACATAACCAATGGCTTGCTGAACAACGCAGCTAGAACCGTGGATTATATCTGGATTGATATCTAGATGAACTTCAGCGTGTCTATCGCCAATTGCTTCGGCAAGATCCATGTATAGCTGTGATGCTTTGTAAACTTCGTTCATTAGGCGATATGCTGGACGGTCGATACGTTGATCGAAGTCGCGTTCTTTTTCTACACGACCAAAGACTTTACAACCACGGGAACCATCGTAGTGAATTACTACGGCAAGGGTGTAATCTGCATACCACAGATCATCCTTGCCGCAGTAACGAGCACTATCCGCACCAATATAAACGCAAGAAGACTCGGAGCAATTCCGAATGAACTCACGCACTTCATCAAGATTCATATTTTTCATGTTCAACTTTATTTAGTAATGGCACCAGTGGAAGGAGTCGAACCCTCGCTCTCGGTTTTGGAGACCGATGTGCTACCGTAACACTTCACTGATATTTCAGAATACCCACTTTAGCCCAACAAGACCATAAGCATTATTATACTTTGTATTGATGCCCTTGTCAAATCCAACCGTAGCAGTTACAGATACATTGTCTGCGATCTTCTCACTTACAGTTACACGATTACTTATAATCGTCTTCTGGTCGGTATTGGTTATGACGCGAGTTTCAATAGCCGTTTTGTTATTGATCTCGTATCTTGCGCCAATGTATGGGCTAGCCTTTGTGGTCGATCCATTCTTTGGCTTGCTCGACAGCAGAGGCGATCCGCTTTCTGTTGCGTCTAGTTCACTTCTGTTTACAATAACGCCAGCGAGTGGTCTGAATCCATAGAACGTCTGTGGAGAATATACCGCAACGTCAGCATAGAAGTTCTTCTGATTCACTTTGTTGCTATTGACTAGAGCAAATTCAGGAATAGAAACGTTTGTTCTATGTTCACTTGAGCTAAATCCTACTGCGCCCTTGACCCAAGCATATGGCTGACGACTCATGATATATGCTGTGCCGCTAGTTGATTCGGTCTCTGTCTTCGATCCAGTGTATCCGCTAGACTTACCAGCAAGATGGCTGAACGCCAATCCGACTGTGTTATTGTCTATCGTCTTCTGCCAACCAAACGCAGCACCACCGAGAGCAAACTTACCTCCAACCATTCCTGCTGGAGCAGCCCACGTTCCATCTGGTGTAGACAGTGGATCGATCAGGAACAGATTCATGTTCTTATGAGCAACTGCATCTTTAGCACCAGTCGAAGATACGCTCTTCGTTGCTGAAGAAGAAGTTCCTGTCTGATACGCTGTTCCAGTTTGTGTTGTTGTAGTCGCAGGATTGTTTGGATCAATAATCGTTGTAGTTGTGTTATCGCTCCATGTCTGAATCACCTTCGGAGTTGTGACCGTTGTGATTGTATATGGAGTTGCAGTTACAGGAGTTGTTGTCTGAGTTACATTGAACTTAGATCCTGTATTCGTGCTTCCTACAGTTACAAGATTTGCTGTTGTAGGAGTTCCGTATGTTGTAGAAGATGCAACAGTAGGATCCGTAGGCGTTGTGCTTACAACTGTTGGATTAGATGGTGTTGGAGTAGGATCAACAGTCGGCATGTCTGGATTGTTAGGAGCAACAGCACCGAACGTCTGACCGTTCTTCGTTACAGTTCCCAATCCATCGTTCACATATAGAACAGGTGACAACGCTGTGTCGCCCTGATTGAATGAAGCAAAGCCAAGACGATACGTTCCAGCATCTACAGCTTCGTAGTTGACGATCTGCCAACCAGTTGAACCGTAAGAGCCAGTTGAGTAGTTACCTGTTCCTGGATTTGTAGCGCCAAGCAGAATGTATTGTGTAAGAACGTTGTTGATCTTACCTTGATTAGCACCACCTGTGTTCACGAATGTTGTGATAGAACCGTCATTGAACGGAACGTAGTCGGTCGATGTGTAAACCCAATACATCGAGAACTTAGTAGCAGCTGCAAGTGGAAAGTCTTTATAGACCCATGCAGCATTAGTGATGTTACCACCACCTTGTGGATTCTGAGCAGCGATCTCACCTGAGAGTGCAGTTACAGACGCTGCGCTCATCCCAAGGTCGGTTGTCATTGCGTTGTAAGTTGCTGTTGGATTAGTTGGTGTAAGACCAACCATCGTGGAACCAGTATAGGGGCTGATAGCCCATGCGTTAGGACCAGCCTGAAGATTCTGTGTTCCAGTATATGTCGTTGTGCCAGCAGGACCATTCGTCCAACCACTAGCACTTAGTGAGTAATCTGTAGATTGCGCTGCTGCTACGCCGACAAACGCAAATAGAGCCGCTAAAGCGGCTGAAAACTTGTTCATATGACCTCCCTATGTGTGGACGATGATTATGTCATCAACATCATAGCGAAGCCAATCAGAGCATACGGGCTATTTATAATGGTGGGAGAGGTAGGACTCGAACCTACGAAGCCATAAGCAGCGGATTTACAGTCCGCCCCCTTTGCCGCTCGGGACACTCTCCCAATAATGGTGCGCCAGGAGGGACTCGAACCCCCACGGTTGCCCGCTGGTACCTAAAACCAGTGCGTCTACCAATTCCGCCACTAGCGCATTATACACTTTTTATAAAGATTGTATATAGTGGAGCTATCTCCCAGAGTCGAACTGGGTTCTCAAGGATTTGCAGTCCCGCGCCTTACCGTCCGGCTCAGATAGCATCTGCTGGTTACTGCCATCCAGCAACTCCCTTTTCGCGGAGTAGGTTTTATGGGACTAGACGGCCGTCAACTGGATTTTAGTGACCAGACACTATACCCAACTCGATACCGACAGCCAGCTCGGTTGGCAAACGTAGGATCCCAACCCTACGAGAGACAAATGGTGCCGGATGAGGGGATTGAACCCCCGACCTTCGGTTTACAAAACCGCTGCTCTACCGCTGAGCTAATCTGGCTAAATCCCGATG